AAATTGAAGTTTTAGGCAAGCAAATGATCGTTGACCCGAGAAGCTGGCGGCGTGAGCACTATGTTGATTCTGAGGTTGGGCTAGGCGCCGGCGATAGCGATGAGGCGGTGAAGAACACTGGTGCAGTGCTAGAGGCTCAGCTTAGGCTTGCTGATCACCCAAGGTTTGGTGGCATGATCGATGCTAAGAAAATCCATAAGTCGCTTGATGATTTACTCTCTGCGCTTGGCAAAGCGAATATTGGGGATTATGCGAATGATCCAGAGATTCCAGAAGATAATCTACAGTCACTTCTTGAGCAAACAATGCTTGAGAATTCACAGATGAAACAGATGTTGCAAATGGCTCAGGATCAGCTGGCTAGAGCTGCACAGATTGAGGCGCAGACTAAGATGCTTGCAGAGAAAAACAAGCGAGATATCGAGGCATCTAAACTTACTGAGCAGAGCAGACAGTTTGACGAGAAGATTAACTTTGAGAAGAATAAAGCGATCAATGATGCTGCATTAAAAGCTACAGATTTAGAGCAAAAATATAAAACGAATGTACCAGGAGCGCTTACTTGAAAGAAGAAGACAAGTTAAAAGTCGTAATCAGTAAAGGTAGAGATGCTAAAGAATGGTTAGAGCATCCGGCATTTAGGCATGTAATTACCCTCAGAGAGGCAGAATTATTTGCCACATTCAGAGGAAGCAAGCATGATGAGCAAGAGTTTAGAGAAGAAATTTGGCGTAAATCACAAGCGCTAGCAACAGTCAAGGCAGATTTAGAAAGAGTGATACGAGATGCTAATAAAGCTTCAGTGAAACTTGAGGAATTGAATAGCAAATAATAGGTGACGCATGAGCAAGCTAGAAGTTATGAATAATTACAAAATTAATGAGATGACGGTTAATATGTTTAAGGGCTTATTGCGCGATGCTGAGTCAGGATTTATTCAGTCTGCCGCAGTTACTTTTACAACAAATAGTGCAACATCTGGCAACTGTTTTAGCTGTGAAGAAGACGCCGTGACTATAATTGGCGAGTTAAGAATTTTAGAAAGAGATATTGTTGATTTAAATATTGATACTAGGCGTGAGCCCTTGTGGAGCTAGCAAGGCGACAGGCTTAAAAAGTAAACTGGAACAACCTACGAGGATTCCAAATGACGCAAGAATTATTAGAGAATACCACTGAGGACTCCGATGGAGCAACCGAGGTAGCCAGCGAGGAAACTCGCGAAGATGTACCTGAAACAGAGAGATCTGAATCAGAAGGCGCAGAAACAGAAGTTGGCGAGCCGGAACTTGAGGCCTACGATTTTGGAGGTTTTCAAGCAAGCCTGGATGAGCTAACGGAATGGAAGGAAGCGTATGAAACACAAAAGTCTAAAAATGCAGATTACACGCAAAAGACTCAGAAAGTTTCCGCCCAAAGCAAACAGGCTGAGGCGAAGCTGGTTGAGGCTGAGAGCAGGCTAGAAAATTTGACTTTGATCGAGTCAGAGATTGACAAGCTGGTTCTAGGTGATCTTGCAAACATAGACTTGGATAAGGTTTTGGCTGAAGACGGGGCTGAAGAGCATCTGAAATATCAGAGGGAGATCGACAAGCGAAAGGCAACAAAGGCTGTTATCTCTCAAAAGATAAAGAAGGCTCAAGAGGCTGGTTTAGTTGAATCATACAAGACGTTATCCACAATGCTTGACTGGTCTGACCAAGATAAGCAAAAGAACGATGTGGCGAGCATAAACGTGTACGTTAAAGACGTTGAGATGCCATTGAAAGATTTCAACAAGGTATCAGATCCGTATGTAATGCAAGCGTTTTTAGAAGCCCAGAAGTACCGTGAGCTTATTAAGAAAAGAGAACAGACAAGCAAGAAACTAAAACAGGCTCCAAAGATTTCAAAGCCGTCTGGCGCAGTTAAGCCAGCTAAGCAGCGAACTCTAGCAGAGCGAATGTACGGTAAAAAATAAGGGGATAGAGTAATGGCTACTATCGGAACGTTAAAAACAATAGTCGATTGGACTAAACAGCTTGATCCTGATGGCTCAGTTGCTGCAGTTGCTGAGTTGCTCAGCCAGACCAATCAAATCATGGACCGCATGTTATTTCAAGAGGGTAACCTGCCAACAGGGCATCGGGTATCACAGCGAACTGGGCTGCCAACTGTTTATTGGAAATTGATAAACAAAGGTACTCCATCAAGCAAGGCGACAACAACTCAAGTGACTGAACAGTGCGGCATTCTAAGCGCTCGTTCTGAAGTTGATGTAGATTCAATTATCGGTGGAAATGTTGAAGAGCAGCGGCTTATTGAGTCTAGTGCGTTCATTGAGGCGATGGGGCAAGAGTTTGCTTCAACGCTATTCTATGGTTCGGCTGCAAGTCCTGAAGAGTTTGTTGGTTTATCTAACCGATATGTTTCACTTTCAGGTGACGGCAATAGTGAGAACGTCCTAAATGGAGGCGGAACAGGTGGAGGTGATTATACTTCTGTTTGGTTGGTCGGCATGGGGGATAAGGGTATTTATGGAATCTTCCCTGAAGGCTCCACAGCTGGGCTGCAGCATCGCGATATGGGCGTAGGGGAGGCGTTTGATGATAATAATGATCGATATGAGGCATACCTTGACTCATACAAAATGAAATCAGGCGTCTGTGTAAAAGATTGGAGATATGGTGTGCGTATCCCTAATTTGGATATTTCAGACATGGCTGGAACTACAGGCACTCAAGCAGCGAGCGCTTCAACATTCTTGCCTAAGTTGATGTCTCGCGCTATTGATAGATTGCCAAGTATGGATGGGGTTGCCCCTTACTTTTTAATGAACAGAACTTCAGCTTCATTGCTTCGAGTTCTTGCTCTTGAAAAGTCATCCAGCGCTGTCACTATCGAAGAGGGGTTGAACCAATTCGGGAAGACCATATTCCAGCTGAAATTCTTGGGTATTCCGGTGCTCATCAATGACGCTATTATTAACACTGAAACTGAAGTTTCTTAAGGAGGCTGTCATGTTAATAGATAACGACTTATTAGTGTCTAATGCTCAGGCGTTGACTGCTACAGCGCTCTCAACCAATGTGATTGATTTATCTGCTGTTGCACCTTCTATTTCAGATGGTGAGCCGGTCGCTGTTATTTTCAGCGTTGGTGTTGCTGCGGATCAAACCACAGGCGATGAGGATTATACTTTCGATGTGGAAGTTGCTTCAGATGCAGGTATCACTACTGCCAGACAGCTGTTAGGACGCAGGGTTTTCGAATCTGGCACTCCTACTGCTCCGGCTCAGGATGCTGATTTGCTGGTTGCTGGGTATACATTTATGGTTCCCGTGCCTGCAATCAGCCTTACTGAAACTGCGAGGTATATAGCGGTTCGTTATACGCTTGCTGGTACAACTCCAACTATAACTGTTGACGCATGGTTAGCGCCGCAATCTTCATATCAAAGCATTGCTAGCGACACCTACGCAAATGGTTATGATATAACTTAAGAGGATGATTTATGAGCATGATTCGGGTTGAATGCACTCTTGCAGAGGGGAAGTTTGGGTTTTATCCGCCGAAACGGCGACGTTCTGGTGAACAATTTGAGATTGAAGAAGATAAATTCTGTAAATCTTGGATGAAGCGCTTGGACAAGCCTAAAGCAAAGCGAAAGCCTAAGTCTACTCAGGTAGAACCAAAAGCAGAGCAAGCGGATGATCAGCCTGAAGAGGCTCTTGAGCTGTAACTCTGGCGGGGTTCGCCCCGCTTCACTTTGAGGCGACGTAATGACAGCTATATCAAACTACAATTCGCTGAAGTCCAATATCCAGGACTACCATAAACGCGGTGATGCATTGGCTAAATACGATGCATTCATTGATTTTTGTGAGCAGGATATCTGTAATGGGGTCTCAGTTGGCGGAACAACATTTGCGCTACGAGTTAAAGAGATGGATTCTCAAGCAACAGGGCTAACGTCAGCATCAGATAGATTTGTTGCGCTACCTGCTGGCTTCCTTGAATTTCGTAGAGTTAGGATTACAGTTGATGACGAGTTGTATGATATTCCATTTAAAGATTTAAAGAACTTGAATGTCCACTCTGATGAAGGCGTACCAACGCAATACACGTTAACCAGCCAATTAGAGTTAAATAGAATTTCTGATCAGGCATATACGCTGACATTTGATTACTTCCAAAAGCCTACAGCCTTATCTTCATTGAATACAACAAATGATATTTTGACAAATTACCCAGGCATTTATTTGCATGGTTGCTTGTATCATGCGTTTCAATGGTCACTACAGTATGATACGGCGAATTATTGGAAGGCTCAGTTTGCAGCATCTATAGCAGCAGCAAATAAAACTTCTCGTCGAGGAAAAACAGGGCCGGGAGCTAAAAAATCCGTCCCAGGGATGGTGGTATGAAGATCGATTTCGATCTCACCTCGGCTCAGCCGTCAGAGCATGAGTCGGTTCAGTTTTCTCGAGAAGTCAGCAGAAATGTTTACTTTGGTATTTCCGAAACTTCCCGGAAAGTCGGAGTTCATGATTTCCCAGGGTTGAAATTAATAACCGAAGGGTCTTCAGTCGACTATGGCTCGCACAAGAT